CAATACTTTGAATTAGCCAAGCATCCGAAGTTAGTTTGGCAGTTATTATGTACAGTATCTCCGGGAATGGGAACACAATTTCATCAATGGTTAGGAAATAAAAAGAAAGACAAGAACACTAGTAATAAACGTAAAAAATATATATTAGATTTGCATCCTAATGCAAAGTCAGATGAAATAGATATGTTGTGTGAAATGTATACAGATAAAGATATCAAAGAGATAATGAAACTACATGGCGATGAAGGCAAATTATGATGGTACAATCTGATGATTTGCAAAATGTGATAACCAATGCTGTAATGAATCGTAAAACAGAAGATAAAGAATTTAAATGCCGATACTGTGGCAGAGGCTATCGTAAAGAAAGCACACTGGCAGCCCACAGTTGTGAGCAAAAACGTAGAGCCCAGCAGGAGAAAGAAGCAGGTGTACAATTAGGACTGCAATCTTATCTCAGGTTCTATGAACTCACCCAGGGCAGTGCTAAGTTTAAGACATATGAAGATTTTTGTAGTAGTCCATACTATAATGCCTTTGTTAAGTTTGGCAAGCATATGGTTAATATTCGTGCAATTAATACTCGTGGGTTTATTGAGTATGTAATTAAAGAAAATAAAAAACTAGACTATTGGTGTAAGGACGAATTCTATCAAGCATTCTTGTATGAACATTTAAGAAAAGAATCAGTACAAGATGCATTAGAACGTAGCATGAATACAATGATTGATTGGGCAGAGGATAATGAATCTGTGTGGAATCATTATTTTATATATGCAAATACTAATACTATTGTTCATGCTATAACCACAGGAAGAATAAGCAGTTGGGTAATATTTAATAGTGCCAGCGGTATTGCATTATTAGATAAACTCACCGCAGAACAGATAGAAATTATTTACTCATATATTGATCCAGACTATTGGAAAAGAAAGTTTGTAGATTATTTTGCAGACACTGAATGGGTAAAACATATGATGAAAGAAGCAGGACTTTAAATGTGGTTGCATGTTGAACCCACATCTAGGTGTTGTGCTTAATGTATGAGATCAAGATTACCAAAGAGTAGTTGACTTTATGCTAAGACTATTATATAATAAAACAATAATAGGAGATTACAATGACACACTTGACTCAAATTGATTTAATTGATAAAGATACAGACACATCGAGTTTCATTAAAAGAGAACTAATTACATACATCCAAGACGGTGAGTTAATTAGAATAAAAACAGACACTAGACAATATCGAGCAAACAATGATTACCAAGATTCGTACAAAACAGAAATAATTAAAAAATGATAGACCTGCCAGATATAGACATTGACTTTGCAGATCGAACACAAATATTAAATTATATTAATGGCACACCTGCTAGATTAGAAAACGGCAGGAAACATAATACTGGTGTTCACTTTACTCATATACCTACTGCTAGTGATGGCATTACAACTATCGAGCATAAACAAGCAGAAGAACTAGGTTACTTTAAACTAGATTTATTGAATGTTAATGTATATGAAGGCGTTAGAGATGAAACACATCTAGTTGAATTAATGACAACAGAGCCTCGTTGGAATAGATTATGGGAAGACAGAGAGTTTTGTGAGAAGATAATTCATATTAGTAATTATTATGAATTAGTTGCGAGTATGAAACCTGATAGTATTCCGAGAATGGCAATGCTATTAGCAGTACTGAGACCAGGAAAGAAAAGTTTAAGAAATAAGACTTGGAAAGAAGTTGGCGAAACTGTATGGATAAAGCCTGCTGGATTTGGAAGTAGTTATTACTTTAAGAAAGCACACGCAGTTGCGTATGCAAATTTAGTTGTAGTACATATGAACTTACTTGACTCTCTTAACTAGTTGTATGTTTTTACGTTTACTTCTAGTTTTAGATAAGTCACTCATACAAACCTGAGGCCCAAACTTTACTTCACAATCTTTTACGTTTAATGTAGTTAACGTAAAATAAAACTTACTCCAATCTTTCTTTAAAAATAAGTTAATTGGAATCTTTTGGTTACTCTCCCACCACCAACTTTCGCCTAGTTTTAGATACTCTATTTTGTCATCTTCTGACTTTATTAAATCGAAGTTATACATGCTTAATACAACCTCATCACTATTCTGTATAATTCCAATGTACTCTAATCCACCATAAGTAACCAGACTTAAGAATGGATACTTCTCTTGAATTTCATTTGTTAAACTTGTCATGCTATCCTTAATAAATAGTTATATGATGTCAACCATTACTAGTTACTTATACGAACAAAATCTACAGGTTGTAACAACTGATACAGCAGTGAGCAATATTATGAGCATGTTTTATACACCAAATGTTAAAGTTTACAGAGGAGTCGATAACGACATCCGTGTGAACTTTGTAAATAGAGACCAAAAGAAAACCAGTTTAATTGATAAGACTGCAAGTTTTATTATGATAGACCCTGATACACATATGACACTATTAGAGAAAAGTGTTACTAGTATAGATGCAACAAAAGGTATCGCTGAAATTAATATTAGTGAAACAGATTTATTGAACTTAACTGCCAAATATTATACTTATAGTTTTAAAATAGTTGATGGCGAAGGAAAAACACAGATAGGTTATTCAGATGATAACTATGGTGCTGGTGGGTCCTTAGAAGTTTTAGATGGAGTTTATCCTACATTTCAAGAAAGTACTGCAGAAACATTTACTGAAGGTGACGGAGGAAGTATTATCTATCTTAAACCACACATTAATAAAAACGTTGCTGTACATTCAGCAGTAGTTTATTTCAGTAGTGCATTCACAGGCACACTCACAATACAAGGAAGTCTTAGTCCACAACCAACAGGATTACAGAATGCAGACTTTACTACTATTTCTGTACAAACATATACTGCTCAAACTGCTAATGCATTTGTTAGTTTTACAGGTGTTTATAGTGCAGTAAGGTTTGTTAGAGCCACTACTACTGGAACACTAAGTCAAGTATTATATAGACCATAGGTAAATTATGAAATTAATTGGGTTTGGATGTAGTTTCACTTACGGCAGTGAACTACTAACTCCTGAGTTAGAACATATTCTGCACCAAAAACTAGAAAATATTAAATATAGAGAAAATAAAGTTTGGGTAGGAGTTCTTGCTAAACGTTTAGGATTAGAAGCAGACAATTATTCTCAACCTGCTTGTAGTAACTATGCAATACAAGAGATCTTTGCAGAGTGGTTCAATAGTAGAGATGTACAAGAGTCTGTTACAGTAGTTATAGGCTGGACTAATCATATGAGGAATAGTTGGTGGCATCAAGAACAAGGTTGGATACACGATGGTTTTATTAGAAATCAAGAGCAAGAATTATTTAAGGATAGTTTTAGAGATTGGTTAAAGTATAGTGCAAAAAGAAACGAAAGAGTAACAAATAATGCAAAATTATTTGTTAACAGCGTATGTAAATCTCATAATATTCCAATAATACAATTTAATGCATTGGCTAATGTAACTAACTCCTATCAATTAAGTAATTATCATCAAGGTAACCAGAATATGAAACAAGTATTAGAATCAGAAGGTGCTAGATTAGGCAAAACTTTCTTAGCAGATGGTGGACATCCTAATGAGTCAGGACACGAATATTATGTTGAAATGTTATATAGTTGGATAAAGGCAAAAAATATTGTATGATAGGTTAATAGTATTTGGTTGTAGTTTTACTTTATATAAATGGCCCACTTGGGCTGACTACTTATACTCAGGCGGTATAGCAAAGCAATATAGTAATTGGGCTCTGCCTGGCGGTAGTAATGACTTTATATTTCATAGTTTAACTGAATGTATTGCTACACAAGGTATAACTAATAAAGATATTGTAATTATTATGTGGAGTCAACCTCATCGGATTGCGGATTACAAACATGATACAGGGTGGGATATGCCAGGCAATGCACATTTATATCAGCATAAGGAACGTATGATTAATTATTGGGATGAAGATCAAAGCACACTAGAAAATTTAAGTTATTTCTGTGGTGTAAATAATATTTTAAAAGGTATTGGGTGTGACTTTTTATTTACAAGTATAGATTATCTAAATTTAAATACAAACTATGTAAAACATTTTAATGACATTACTAAAATGTTTTATACTAGTATGGGAGAAGCCTTAGGATATTCCGTTAATGCTAAACAAGAGACACATTGGAGAGAAACTCTTCCTAATGACAGACATCCTAGTCCAAAAGAACATGCAAAGTATGCGAAACTATTATGGAATGATTTGCAACTTCCTATTAAATTAGACGAAGTAGCGATAGATAAATTTGCAGATGAAGCCGACAATTATATATTTAATATTAATCAACATGGAAAAATATATTACCCTGAAAAGATACCTAAAAATAGATTGCCTAATATAGAAGGCAAAGTTAATACAGGAAACGGAAAATTAATGTATGTCAAAGGAATTTAGTCTTACAAAACAAAATGAACATTTTAGTGAAAGTACTCCACAAGGAGATATGCTCCGTTGTATTTTTAATTTAACAGGCAGAATAAAAGACTTGTGGTATGCAGATACGTTTAGTTTGCCTACATTTAGACATCTAAAAAAGTATTATAGTGGCACAGTAATATTATACTGTTGGTGGGATCCTGCAGACGATAGAATACTTATACACTTAGATGATATGGATTTAGAGTTTATAATAATTACTAGCGATCCACAATTAGTACCTAAGCATCCTAAAATAAAAACAATTAAATGGACTTACCAATATGGATACTTCTTTGAATTAATTAAACCTTTTAATAGCAGAAAGCAGGAGAAAGATTATACTTTTTTATGTATGATGAGAAATCATAAAAGCGAACGTCTGGCATTTTTAGAAGAGTTATGGAGAAATGGATTACTAAAAAACAATTTAGTAAGTTACTTAGGTCAAGTTAATACAGGACAGATACACGGAAGAACTAATCGTACATACGAAGACCTAACAAGTAAGATTTATATTGAAGACTCGGACTTTGAATACACTCCGCCAAAAGACTTTGCAAACTTTTTAAAGAATCTTCCTTTAGAACTATACGAAGATACTACACAAACTTTAGGAAACAACACAGATTTTTTTACGTGCGGCAATCCAGAATGGTATGCTAGGACACAATATAGTGTCATACTAGAAACGTATTGGGCTCGTACACAATTCTTAACTGAAAAAAGTTTTAAACCTATAGTAGCAGGACATCCTTTTATTAATTTAGGGAACATGAGTAATAGTATATTAAGTAGTTTAGGTTTTGATGTGTTTGATGATGTATTTGATTGTGGATTTGTAGATGCGTTACCTGCTAGAAATAAAATATCTGCCACTATTCCTTTATTAACTAGTATCGATATTGATACTAAAAGATGCACAGATAATCAGCACAATGGACAAGAGTTATTGTTAAAAGCAAAACAAGAACAAAAAGAACTTGCTCAACAGGTAATTAATCTGTTATAATAAGACTATGAATAGTATTCAGCAAACTTTAATTGATAATTTGCCTAAGCATAAACGTAGTTCTAGTGGATGGATTTCGTTTAATGCAGTCTGTTGTCACCATAATGGAGAGAGTGCAGACAGACGTACTCGTGGTGGTGTTATAACAGATGGAGAAGGAGTAAGTTATCACTGTTTTAATTGTGGATTTAAAACAGGATGGAAGCCAGGCAGGCATATTGGTTTTAAGTTTCGCAAACTATTAGACTGGATGGGTGTAAGTGAGAACGACAGACAAAGATTAGTAGTTGAAGCACTTCGTATTAAGGAAACTGTTGAAGTTGAACTACAAGAAGAGGTTGAATTTAAGATAGAGTTTCCGGTGCGGAAGTTACCAGAGAATGCAGTGCCAATTTCTCAAGCACCAAAACATATACAGGATTATGCTGTTAGTAGATGTCTGCCAATGGATGACTTGCTCTGGAGTGATACAAAAGTCGGTAGAATGTACGATAGAGTCATAATTCCGTGTACTTGGGCAGGCGCAGTTGTTGGGTCAACAGCCAGGGCAACACAAGCAGAGACGAAGCCCAAGTACTTTAATAACTATGAGAACAATTATGTCTATGGTATTGATAAACAAATTGTTAACGGTAAGTTTACTATAGTAACAGAAGGTATAATTGATGCACTAAGTATTAACGGAGTTGGAATACTTAGTAATAGATGCAACGACACACAAGCACAGATTATAGATACACTAGGTAGAGAAATTATACTTGTTCCTGACAGAGATGAAGCAGGACAAAGTTTAATAGATAGTGCATTAGAGTATGGATGGAGTGTTAGTTTTCCAGACTGGGAATCAGATGTTAAGGATATAAATGCGGCAGTTGTTAAATATGGTGCATTGTTTACATTAAAGAGTATCATTGATGCTAAACAGAATAATAGATTAAAGATTAATTTGATGAGGAAACGCCTTGGTTAGTTTACACGTAGAAGCAACTAGTAGATGTACATTAGCCTGCCCTCGTTGCGAGAGAACAGAGTTGTTATCCAGATTTGGTAAAAAGGCATTGCCCATTACCGACCTTGACGTTAGTGATTTTAAAACTTTTATTGATATTGATATTGATAATATTGTCTTTTGTGGTAACTTAGGAGACCCTATATACCATGCCAACTTTTTAGAGTTAGTAAAAGAAAGTAAACTAGTTGCTAAATCTGTTATCATTACTACCAATGGCAGCCGTAAAAGTAAATCATGGTGGAAAAAACTTAATGCGATACTAGACGATAAGGACAAAATAACATTTAGCATTGATGGTACTCCAGATAACTTTACCCAATATCGTATTAACGGAGATTGGCCTAGTGTTCGTGTTGGTATAGGCGAATGCGTATTAGGTCCAGCAAAAGTAGTATGGAAATATATCCCATTTAAGTTTAATGAAAATGATATAGAATCTACACGGTTACTATCAAATAAACTAGGAATAGACGAGTTTAAAGTTGAGCCCAGTGACAGATGGAATGAAAAAGACGAGAGTATTGACACTCTACGTCCTACATTAGAGTCGTTAGTAGGCGCCAGGGATATTGTACAAAGAGACTTTGAAACTACTCCTAATAGAGATTTTGTTATAGATCCTAAATGCAAAAATAACAGACATCATTTTATTAGCAGTGACGGCTACTATTCACCGTGCTGTTATAGCAAACACTATAACTTTTATTATAAGAGTCAATGGCGTAAAAATAAAGAGGACCATAATATTAAAACTAGTAAATTAAGTAATCAAATTAGCATGTTTAATAGTTTCTATGCTACAATACAGACTAGTAGACCAGATTATTGCTTATTTAATTGCGGGACCGCCGTGGCTAAACAAATTCAAGAGGTATTAAATGAATAAAGAATATAGTGCAGATTTACAAAAGTTATTCTTAGAAATGATGATGCAAGATGCACAGAATTATGTGCGAGTACAAAACATCTTTAATGCAGAAAACTTCGACAGGAGTTTGAAGGATACTGCTGACTTTATAAAGGCACAATGTACAGATCATACTACAATGCCTACTTATGAAATGATTAAAGCAAAAACTGGATTAGAACTAAAGCCAATTCCTGAAATGGCAGAAGGACACAATGACTGGTTCATGTTGGAGTTTGAGGGATTTACTAGACGTAACGAACTTGAAAGAGCAATATTAAAAAGTGCAGACTTACTTGAGAAAGGCGAGTATGATCCAGTTGAGAAGTTAATTAAAGATGCAGTACAAATAAGTCTTACAAAAGATATGGGAACAGATTACTTTGAAGATCCTAGAGCAAGACTTATGGCACTTAAAGATAACAATGGACAAGTAAGTACAGGATGGGCAAACTTAGATAGAAAACTGTTTGGTGGTATGAACAAAGGTGAACTTAATATCTTTGCAGGTGGTAGTGGCAGTGGTAAGAGTTTGTTTATGCAGAACTTGGCAGTAAATTGGATAACACAAGGACTTAGTGGAGTTTATTTAACACTAGAACTTAGTGAAGGTCTGAGTGCTATGAGAATAGATAGTATGTTAACAAATGTGAGTACTAAAGAAGTATTTAAAGACTTAGATAATGTTGAAATGAAAGTTAGGATGACTGGAAAGAAGTCAGGTAAGTTACAAATTAAGTACATGCCTGCACAAAGTACAGTTAATGACATTAGAGCATACTTAAAAGAACTTGAGATTACAAAAGGATTTAAAGCAGAGTTTTTATTAATTGATTATTTAGATCTATTAATGCCAGTTAGTGCTAAAGTAAGTCCAAATGATTTATTTGTTAAAGACAAATATGTAAGTGAAGAATTAAGAAACTTAGCAAAAGAATTAAATTGTATATTCGTAACGGCTTCGCAGTTAAACAGAAGTGCAGTAGAAGAGATTGAGTTCGACCACAGTCATATTAGTGGGGGTATTAGTAAGATTAATACTGCTGACAATGTGTTTGGTATATTTACAAGTAGAGCAATGAGAGAACGTGGTAGGTATCAACTACAGTTAATGAAAACTAGAAGTAGTAGTGGAGTTGGTCAAAAGGTAGACTTAGAATTTGATCTTGAGAGTTTAAGAATTAGAAACTTAGATGAAGATGAAGATGGCAACAGACCACAAGGTAATATAATGGGTCAAATTAAACAAAACTCAGAAGGTAGTACAGACCAAGAGGTTGGTAAGATTACTGCAAGTGTACAAAGTAGTAAACTTAAAGATATGTTGGCAGGGTTGAAGAATGAATGACCGAATTTTGTAGACATCTAAGTAATGCATTTGTAATTAACAACAACGGATCAAACTTCACTACAAGTCCTTGTTGTTATTTTATAGACAACGACATAGTTAGCGATTTAACTACATTACCTGCCTTACAAGAAAAATGGAAGTCAAGCGACTTACAAACCAATTGCCGTATTTGTTTAGATCAAGAAGAACAAAAGCAAACTAGTTACAGACAGGCTGGGTTTGATATAATGGATAACTCGTTAAAGTTGCAGATGCTTACAATAGCAGTAACCAAACAATGCAATCTTGCTTGTACGAGTTGTGGTAGTCATAGTAGTAGTTTTTGGCATGATGAAAATGTGCGAAATGGAATAGCATCAGGCCCGTTTATTGATAGAAAAGGTGTAAATGCTGACTTAAAATTAATAGAATGGTTCGATAGTTTAGATACCACAAATTTAAAGTATATAAAATTTGGCGGCGGAGAACCATTAATGAATAATACACACATAAAGATCCTAGAACTAATCACTAACCCACAGGATATTATTGTACAATACACCAGTAATTACACACTTTTTCCTACTGCAAAAACACTTGCTCAATGGGATCGTTTTAAATTAGTTAAGTGGATAGGTAGTATAGATGGAGTAGGAAAGCATTTTGAATATTTACGTTGGCCTGGGCAGTTTAATATTATAGAACAAAACATTACTAGAGGAATACAGGATTGTCCTAGCAATGTAATGTTTGGAATAGAACATACACTTAATCCTTTTAACGTATATTACTACGATAAGATAAAACAATGGTTTGATAATACAATGGCTGCAAATAGGTTTGGTGACACAAGTGATTTTAATATTCATCCGTGTTCGGGAAACATCGGTATAGAAAAAACACCTCCTTTGTTGAGAGAAAGCATAAAACAAAAGTACGGAGAAAATCATCTAATAAGTATCATGTTAGATCAATACCCGTACACTGAACATACATCTGCAATTAAATGGGTAGAAAAACTAGATAAATGGAGAAATCTTCAATGGGACACAACTTTCAATGACGTTGCCAAATATTTTAATAGCCACTGATTTTGCTTGCGGTGGCATTATTGTTACTATATTAAACAATAAACAAATCATCTGGAATCCTCGTTTACAAGGCAGTGTTGATGGCCCTGAACATCAACTATTAAAATATCTAAAGGGTTTTGATCAGGCTATTAAAAAATGTAAACCAGATGTTTGGTATCATACGCATGAGGATAACATACCATTAGAGTATTTCGATAAAAAGTTAATAGTTACAACAGAGGATATTAGAAGCAGGTATATAATATTTCTAAGATGT